ATTTGAAGTAACTGGCGGCCAAGGCGGCTGCGGTGGCTAAGCTGAACGCAGCGGCCAGGAAGAAAATATCCGGCAAGAACTTTGCCGGTCCTGACCGTTCCTACCCCATCGAGAACGAGAGCCACGCGCGCAACGCGCTGGCTCGCGCCAGCGGGAAGCCGGTAGAGGCGCGCGTACGCGCCGCAGTACATCGGAAGTACCCAGACATCGGCAAGTCTCACGGAGAGAAGGCCGACAACTACATGCGAACAGGGAAATAAAATGGCTGACGTAGCCCCCATGCTCGGTGCCATCTTCGGCATCAGCAAGACCCCGAAAGGTCAAGACAAAAAGCGCGCGAAGAAGTCAAAGGGCGAGAAGTCCGTGACGGAGCCCGAGCAGCAGCACGGTGAGCTGGCGTCTAACAAGGCACCCCCGCCCCCGACGGACAAGAAGCTGATGCGCGAGAGCGCGAAGCACACGATCCGCCGTGCGACTGAGGACTGGGTCTCGGGCCACATCACCACGAAAGAGTGCTCGGCCGCGCACGCGCGAGCGAAGCACGTGCTCTCGGGCAAGTCGCCGCGCGAGTTTCGCGGCCCGAGCGGCGAGCGGTCGTTCAAGAAGATGCGATGATCATTCTGACCAACATTCGACTCGGGGTCTGCTACTGCGGTATCCGGCTCGACCGCTCCTGGCGGTAAGACGTGGGAAAGTACGTAAAAAAGGGCGCGCTATCGAAGCGTGTTTTCAGCTACAAAGGGGTTAAATGCTCCGTAGCCGATTGCATTACGCAAGCTCGAAAGAACGGCATGTGTGCCAAACACCATGCGGTTTCTATACGCACTCCAGAATGGCTGGCCGCGCGACGCGCGAGGGACCTGGCAGCGCAAGAAAAAGCGATGGGGCGGCCGCGACCTGAATTTTGTGAAATTTGCAACGGCCCGCCGAACGACAGGTGGGGCGTACTTCATTTCGATCATGACCACGTCACCGGTAAGCCGAGAGGCTGGACCTGCCGCAACTGCAATGTGATATTAGGGTTGGCGCGAGATAGCGTTGATAGGTTGTTAGACTTGGCAGCGTACCTGGAGAAGCATAATGCCAATCGGAAATAAATATCTCCAGGGACAGCCCATACTTCCCTATGCAAACGTCAAAGCCTACCCGAACACTGACATCTTCATGGACCTGCAGTTCGTGGACCACACGAACACGCCGGTCATCCCGACCTCGATAGCTATCGAGATCGACGACATCACCAACAGTGTCGTGCTTCCGAACTGCGGCCCTATCACGCTGAACGCGTCTGGCGCGGTCGGCACGGCGGGCTCGCCGTTCACGTACCCCGCCTTCGCTGCGACGATGTATCTGCAGGTGTTGGCGTCGGCATGGCAGATGACGTTCCCGTACATCGGCTCGCAGCTCTGTCAGGTGGGCATGCAGTTCACCGCCATCGACTCCGTGACCGGCCAACCGTTCACGTCTACTGCAGTGATCGCGATCATTGAACTGTGCGCGCTCGCTACGGTGAGCGGCTTAACGTATTAAGTTTTTCAATTTCGTAGGTGAGAGGACGAAATGGCAAAGATTGATTTTTCGCAGAAGCTACTCGATGATCTGATCGCGGTGGCGCTCCTGGATAAAGCTGAGGGGGTCATCAAGCTCCCTGACTGGCAGCGTATCTTGCGCGGCGAAGTCGTCGCGGTCGGGCCCGGACGGATGCTCCCCCTCGGTGAGCGCGCTCCTATGGAGTGCCACGTTGGAGACATAGTCTCCTTCGCGGCCACCGCCGGCATGGATGCAGATTACGGAGTCGGAAAGAAGGTGCGCCTGATGCGCGACACCGACGTGGACGCGGTGATCCTATGATGCTCACCGAAGAGCTGGAAGAAGTTGGCCGACGTGTTCACGTATTGCGAGATCGAGTTCTTGTGAAAATTTTACCGTATGTGCATCCCACGCTCCTTACACCAGGGGTGGAGATACACAAAGCGGTCGTTGTCGGTGTTGGCTACGGCCGCCGCCAGCGGCGCAAGGTAGCGTTCAAACAAGAGATCAGCGAGGGGCCGCCCGTGCTCAGCGCCGACGGTCGCGTGATGAGATTCGCGCCGAGCAAGCTCTCGGGCAAGACTCTGTGGTTTGAGGATGGCGCTGAAACTGGCGCGATAATCCCAATGCAAGTGAAGCCGGGCGACGTCGTGGAGTTTAGTTTCCGCAACGTGACATTGGTTGACTTTGACCGCTGTGGGTTCCCCGGTATCGGGCACCTTGCGTTCATCTGGCAGAAGGCGATCTACTCCGTCGACCCCGACGAGTCGCTGAACGAATGCCTGATGTGGCAGCAGTCCGCGGGCTACGACCGGAACGGACACTTTATGTCAGGAAGCGAGGATTGGCATCGCGCCTAGCGTATGGGACAGAACGTAGCGGACGATGACCAGCTAGGGAGCCTCGCGAAGGCGAAGACCCCCGGCGCACCGAGCACCCCCTGGGGTAAGTGGCCCAAGATCAAGCCGGAGACGGTCGCGCCCCTGCGCGATGGTCGGCCGGACATGTACAACCATATGCCGACACGCTTCGTTTCTCTTGCAGAGGCGAAGGCGCGTGGCTGGAAGCACTTCTGGACTGGCGAGCTGTGCGTTACCGGGCACCGGGCCGCACGCTACGTCGCGAACGGAAGCATATGTGTTGATTGCCAACGCGTCGAGCGCGGCCAGGTGCCGGTCTATGGCAAGGGAGTGCCTGAGCTTGAGGAAGCGCGCAGGCGTAACTACACGCAGAAGAATACAGCGCCTGCCGGCCCTCCGGTGCCTAGCGCTGGTGAGAAGAATTTTTTGGCGAAGTACGCGGAGCTGAAAGACTTCGCGCTCGCGGCTGATGCGTGCGGGCGCAGCGAGTCTGAGTTTCTAGCGATCTTGAGCTGGAACACGACCTTTAGGGACGCAGTGAACCGCCTAGAAGAGAGCATCGGTGTCACCCGGACGCTGAGCGTGACCGAAGATTTTGACTGGACAGACGAGAAGCGACGCGCGTTCCTCATCACGTACGCCAACACGGCGGATATGAAGGGGGCGCTACGATCAGTGGGTGCCACTAACGTGCAGTTCCACAAGGAGCTGTCCGCGAATGGAGATTTTCAACGAGATTTTGACGACGCCGCGCACATAGCACGGTCCGTGTTCGACCACGCAGCCTCCGCGGCCGCTACCAAGGGCGACGCGCGCATGCTAGGGCGCATCGCGGCGAACTTTTTCCCGGAAAAGTTCGGTGAGAACCTGAAGATGGATCTCAACGTCAAGCAAACTCTCAATGCGGACCAGATAAATGCGCAAATTACCCACCTCCTATCAAGATTTGATAGACAGGGTCTACTCTCCGCTCCCGACGAGCCTGAAAGAGATGCTGTCGAAGCAGAGTACCGGGAGATTGAGCCTGTCGGAGCAGATGAAGCTGCTGAGTTGGCTGGAGCAGAGAGCGCGGACGCAGGACCAGACCCAAATAGTGACCTGGTTTCAGGACCCGAGTGACCACCACGCCCTCAAAAATTGCCCTCTCGGGAGAAAACACTACCCGAAGCAGATGCAGTTCTTCGCGTTGGAGAAAACCGACGACGAGATCGCGCTTTTTGGCGGTAACCGAACTGGAAAGACGCACTGCGGGTGCTTTGCTGACGTTCTTCATCTGACCGGGCTCTACCCGGACTGGTGGCCGGGCCGTCGCTACACGCACCCCATAGACATGTGGGTCGCGACGGACACCGCGAAGAACACACGCGACATTTTGCAGGATAAATTTTGCGGGAAGCCGGGCCATGAGCAGGCGTACGGTACCGGGATGATCCCGGGAGATTTACTGGTGCGGAGAACGGTGAAGCACGGTCTAGCTGACGCTTTTGAGTCAGTTTTTATCAGACACGTGTCCGGCGGGATCTCGACGCTGCAATTTAAATCGTATGACCAGGGGCGCGAAGCGTTCCAGGGTACGCGCCAGCATCGTATTCACTTGGACGAAGAGCCAAAACTCGAAATCTACACTGAGTGCCTGCTCCGACTCATGAGCACCGTCCCCGGGGAGGCGAACGGGACGCTGGTCCTCACAGAGACGCCGCTGCTCGGGGTCTCGGACCTGATGATCACGTTCATGCCCGACCTGTCGCCCGAGCCCGACTCTGTGCCGGCCGCGGCGTGGGATATGGGCGAAGAGGAAGAGGTAGTTGTCGATGAAACGTACATTGAGAACGCCTAATGTCGAGAGCCGCGATATTTTTAGACATGGATGATGTCCCACACCTCGGCGAGCGAGAGAAGAAGCAGATCCTCGCGGGTGTCCCGTCGTGGCAGCTGCAGGCACGTAAGTCCGGCATCCCGGGCCACGGCACCGGAGCGATCTACCCGATCCCCGAAGACGTGATGAAGATAGAGCCATTCGACATTCCGTCGCACTGGCCGCGCTCGTATGGTATGGATCCAGGCTGGAACTGCACCGCGGTCATCTGGTTCGCTTGGGACATAGACAACGGCTTCAATGACGCCTCCGGTCAGCGCCGGTATCCGGCGGTGGCGTATGACGAATACTATAGGGGGCAGGCCGACCCCGCCGTACACGCTGCGGCAATAATGAGGCGCGGTTCGTGG